AATTATGTAGTGTCATCATCGGTCGTTGTGGGTTCTGCGACAGAAGTGCCTTTATTCAGTATGGATACTGGTAAATTGACAGTAACTGGCACTACACCAATCGCGATTTCTGCAAGTCAAGTATCAGGTTTACCATCAAAAGTTAGTGATTTAACTAATGATAGTAATTTTCAGACGTCTGCCCAAGTAAATACAGCAATTCAGGCAGTTGTTGGTGCTGCTCCTGCTGCATTAGATACATTACAAGAAATTGCTACTCGGTTAGCAAGTGATGAAAGTGCAGTATCTGCATTGACAACCACCGTTTCTAGTAAAGCATCAACTACTTATGTCGACGCTCAGTTAGCATTGAAAGTAAATAGTTCTGCGTTGGCAACTGTTGCCACATCAGGTTCTTATACTGATTTAAGCAACAAACCAACAATTCCAACTGTACCATCTACAGTATCTGCGTTTACTAATGACGCTGGGTATTTGGTTGCTGCTGATTTGGCATCATTAACAGGCGGTTTATCGTCTTCTGTTACTGATTTGGCAACTGAAGTTTCAGATCGCCAAGCAGCGGATATTACTCTACAAGGTAATATTGACCTTAAAGCGGATAAATCTGATACCTACACAAAGGCAGAAGTAGACGCATTAATTGCTGCTGCTATCGCTGCTTTTGCAGATACATTATACGTTTAATACTTCCTCGGGACTATTTTCGGATAGTCCCCCTCTTCTATTTTAGGAGCAAGAATGTCTACAACAATTATTACAAGAGCATCAAAAGGCGGTCGTCTATCTTTTACAGATATGGACAACAACCTTCTGAATTTAAAAGCAACTGCTGATGCTGCTGCCGTTAAATCTACTGTTGATGCATCGTTAGCATTAAAAGCAAACTCTGCTGATTTAGCGACTGTTGCTACATCTGGCGCATATGCAGATTTATCCGGTAAACCAGTTATTCCTAGCGTTCCAACTGCTGTTAGTTCTTTCACTAATGATTCTGGTTATCAAACTGCCGCTAATGTGTCTTCTGCTATCCAAGCAGTTGTTGGCGCGGCACCTGCTGCATTAGATACGTTAGCAGAAATTGCTACACAATTAGCATCCGATGAATCTGCTGCAGCTGCATTGACTAATGTCGTATCTACTAAAGCATCTTCTGCAGATGTAACTTCGGCGTTAGCGTTAAAAGCAGACAAAACAGAATTGTTCTCTGGTGCATATGCTGATTTAACAGGTAAACCGACTATTCCAACCGTGCCAACTACTGTTAGTTCTTTTACTAATGATAGTGGTTATCAAACAGCGGCTAATGTTACTTCTGCGATTTCAGGTAAAGCGGATGCATCAAGTTTATCAAGTTACGCAACATTATCTGGAGCTACATTCACAGGTACTGTTACTGCGCCTAACTTTGATACCAACTCAGATAGAAGATTAAAAGACAATATTGTTAAAATTGAATCTGCAACTGATATTGTTAATCAATTGGAAGGCGTTTCATATACATGGAAAGATTCTGGTGCTAAAACTTATGGTTTCATCGCTCAAGAAATCGAAGAAATCATTCCAGAATTGGTTGGTAAAAATGAAGAACTAGGTACATTGACAGTCAATTATCAAGGTGTGATTCCTTTCCTTGTTGAAGCATTGAAAGAACAATCTTTGAGAATTGCTGCACTTGAATCTCAGTTGAATAAATAATGATAATAAGGTTGGTGTAGTTATTCTGCACCAACCATTCTCATATCATAAGGTTATATAAATGGCACTACATTCAAGAGAAGATTTAAAAAATTACGCACTCCGCGCACTTGGGGAACCCGTAATAGAAATAAATGTCGATGACGATCAATTAGAAGATCGCATTGATGAAGCACTTGAATATTGGCATTTATATCATCCTGAAGGTATTGAACAAGTTTATGCCAAGTATAAAATCACCGCATCATCAATCGCATTGGTTGAAAATAATGCAGGCGATTATACCACAGGCGAAGTAATTAAAGGTTCTATTTCCGGAGCAACTGCAACTGTTGTCAAAGAACCACAAGGTCGTGAATCATCCGGAAATACCCTCATTGTTGCCAATATTAGTTCCGATATTAATTTTATCGATGGTGAAACTATTACAGGCGAAATATCATCAACCGCCTCAACTCTAGGCGTTGATCCAGTTATCAAAGGCATATACGACAATCGTTATGTCACTATCCCCGATTTAATGTATGGCGTAACGCGGGTTATTCCAATGGCGCAAGCATCTTCATCCAAGAATATGTTTGACCTACAATATCAATTACGTCTACACGATTTATATGACGTTACATCAACATCAATGATCTATTATAAAACCATTATGCAGCATTTAGATATGTTGGATTTTGAGCTAAATGCCAAACCTGATATTCGATTTAATCGATTTACCAATAAACTCTACCTTGATATTACTTGGAAAATAGATACTACTATTGGCGATTATATTCTGGTTGATGGATATGGCGCATTAGATCCTGCCACAGCGCCCAGATTATGGAATGAATTGTGGTTGAAACATTATACTATTGCATTGTTCAAAAAACAATGGGGTATTAATCTTTCTAAGTTTAGTGGTATACAATTACCAGGTGGCGTAACTATAGATGGCCCATCTATATACAACGATGCAATGTCTGAAATTAAAGACCTAGAAGAAGAATTAATGACAAAATCAGCACCTTTGAATTGGTTTTTAGGATAAAACTATGAGAGGAGCAGAATCAGGCAATGTTTACTTTACGCAAGGTACGCAATCCGAACAGAATTTAGTGGAAGATTTGATCATAGAATCTATAAACATCTATGGTCATAAAATGTATTATATCCCGCGCACGCTAATCGCTAAAGATGAAGTGCTCGGCGAAGACCGATTATCAAAATTCGGTTCGGCATATCAATTAGTGATGTATTTCGAGAATATCGACGCATTTGGCGGCCAAGGATATTTTACACAGAAATTTGGTTTAATGGTGGAACAGTCGGCAACTTTAATTGTACCCAGAAGAAAATGGAAACAATTTGTCGGTAGAACAGGCGCAACACAATTACCCGAAAGACCTAATGAAGGCGATCTAATCTATTTCCCATTAACCAAAGGTTTATTTGAAATTAAATTTGTACAGCACCAAGATCCTTTTTTTCAATTAGGTAAACTATATGTGTACAAATTGCAAGTGGAATTGTTTCAATATGCTTCTGAAAAAATTGAAACAGGCATACCCGAATTGGATATATTTGAATCGTTAAAATCCTACGACACTGACATAATCGAAAAAGATATTGTCGGAACAATCAATGTAGTAAATGGATCAAATGCGATAACAGGTAATATGACCAATTTTGGATTTGATGTAGTAGTTGGAGAATCCATTGTTGTTAATAATATTGCCTATAGAATTATAGAAATCATTGATGATTTTACTGTCATTGTTGACCGCGATTACACCGGAACATCTGCGGATAGTATTGAATTTATCATTTCTAAGCTGGATAGTTCAACTTCATATGGCGATAATTGGAGTTTCAAAGAAAAAGCATCAAATGTTATATTCAATACATCTAACCCATTTGGTGAATTATAATGCTTAATTACCCAACCTATTATCACGGTAATTTTAAAAAGATAATTATCGCGTTTGGCCGTCTATTTTCAGATTTAAAAATTGAAAGAAGAGATCAAGAAGGAAATCTTCTACAAACCGTTGAAGTGCCTATTGCATGGGGACCAAAAGAGAAATGGATTGTTAGAGTAGATTCAGATCCAACATTAGAAAATAATACCTACACGACATTACCGAGATTGGCATTTGAGATTCTCGGGTATACTTATGATTCTGCCCGTAAACTGGGTAGAATGAAACAGATCACCTGCAATGATGGCTCAAACGCGTCATCATCGATGCGTACACCAGTTCCTTATAATATTGAGATTGCTTTATATTTGTTGACTAAAACAACAGAGGATGCATTGTGCGCGGTTGAGCAAATTCTACCCATCTTCACACCTGACTATACATTATCCATTAATTCAGTACCAGAATTGAATATTATTGATAATGTGCCAATTATTCTTAACGGCGTATCAGTAGAAGATGAATATGAGGGCGATTTTACTACTCGTAGATTTGTCACTCATACATTTAACTTTACAATTAAAGCCAATGTATATGGACCAATTACCACACAAGGAATAATCACTACGGTCAGTGCAAATGTACCAGGTATAGAGAACATTACTACTGTAGGTGACCCATCAACAGGTAACGTTACAACAACAATTAATTAATAAGAGTTACATCAACC